ATCCGGTGATTTGTCTAGATTGTTCAGATGCGATAATTTGCCCTGAACTACCAGATAATTGTTGGTGTTGGTCTGATTCTGATTCAAGTTCATCACCTGGTGGTATGCTATATCCTTTTCAGCGACAGTAAAAGTATAATTAGAATAGATCTAAACCCTCCGAATAATAAGAACAAAATATAAAGTATACCACCATTTTAGAAGGAAACTATAATATGGAAAAGAAAGAAAAGAAAATCGAGACGATAGAAATTGTTGCCAGGGATTTTTATGGAGACAATTGTTTAAACGATTCAATCAGTGCTAATCTTAGATCAAAGACAGGAAAGCCAGAAGGTTTTGTCGAAGTCTATGAGGTGGATGATTCTGGTAACAAAAAATTACTTACAAAAAATAATCTAGTTCTCTATGTAGGAAGGGAATGGATAGCTCAAAGAATAGTTAATATAGAAAACTTAGGTGTTCCATCTTCAAAGGATGAATTTATTACTTGGTTTGGTCTTGGAGATGGTGGAGTTATTTTAGGAGATCCACTAAATCCTTCACCGCCAGTTTTAACAGATACAGGATTATCTTCTCAGGTTATGATTACAACAGTAGGTGGAACTGTTGCTGATTATAATACTGCAGATGCTACCCACCCAGAAACTGGATATTATAAAATACCATTTGACTCAGTTGACTTTGAACAGGATACACTTAATGATGATAAATGGTTGGTAGTCAAAATTACTGTTACGGTTGGTGTTACTTATGCGAACGACAAAGAATTAAGTGAAGCTGGTTTGTTTACAGCACAATCTTCTGCGGGAGGTTATGCTGGCCAGTTTACAGCTTTTTCAAGAGTTACTTTTCCATCAATTGTTAAAACATCTGACCGAAGACTCATCTTTGTTTGGTTCTTATATGTTTAATGTATTATTTGTCATTTACAACTAATGACAATAGAGATTTTTAGAAAGCGTATCTAAAAAGAATAATAGAGAAATTATAAATTCTTAAAATGTTTCAAGGAGATTTTACTATCTATAGAGAAAAGTTAGAAATAAATAACAGAGAAAAAATTTAAGTAGGAGGATACGCTAATGGCTGCTAATGTTTCGCCAGGAGTTTTTAGTAAAATTATTGACCTTTCTCAGTTTGTTCAAGCCGTACCCTCAACAATTGGATTCATCGCCGCTCTTACCGAAAAGGGAGAAGACAACACTTTAAGATTTATAGGATCAAGAGCTGACTACATTTCGGAATTTGGTGAACCAAATATTGCAACATATGGCAAAAACTACGGACAAGGTCCATACTGCGCGTACAATTATCTGGGAGAATCAGGTTCTCTCTTTTTCATGAGAGTTCTTTCTGATAATGCTGCGTACGCAAACATGAGGATCGATGCAACAATCGTTCCTGGAGATTCAACTGCGGGTATGCAGATTACATTTGTAGAAGGTATGAATGACGAAGCTGAACTTCGAACTAATCTACAACAAGATGGTACTGCATATCCGATTTGCTTCTTATATCCAATAGGAAGGGGGCAATGGTATAACAAAATAGGAGTAAGATTAACGGAGGTATCGAATCCAACGCTTTGGGATCAATACATCATGGACGTCTATGAAAGACAGTCTGATGGCCAGGATGCGATCATTGAATCATTCCAAGTGTCGTTTGAAAAGACAGCTAAAGATAATGCTGGGGATTCAATCTGGATTGTCGATATCTTAAACACTTATTCGGCAGTCCTCAGAGCAGAAATGTATATTAGTGAATCAACAGATCGTTTCTCTGATGGATATGTTGAAAATATTAAAGTCTATGATAAAGATATTGATACAAATGTAGCAGTTACATTAACAGCAGGTCTTGCTACCCTTACAGATATCAAACAAGATTTTACTGATTGGGAAGGAACTGGTACTGGTGATTATGTTATTATTGCTAAAGATGCTAGAGGAACTGAAATTTGGGGTTGGTGTGGAGCTGCTGCTGGAACAGAGGATGCAATAATTGAAGTTTTCTCTGAAGTATCACTATCAACACAAACTTGGAATGGTGATGTGTCAACTTTTGATAATGCTTCTGATGTTGAATATCGTATTAAGAAATCTTATGGTTCAGTTGCACAAGCGTTTACATCTGCAATTCCTGTGCCACTCAAAAAGGGAAGTGATGGAGATCTATTACTCCCTGATGGTACTTTAGATACTGCTGAAGCTGTATTGCTTCTAAATCAAGCATATAGTGGTATCATTGATGACACTGTACTTGATAGCGAAAACACTTACTTCTCAATGGTGTTTGATTGTGGTTACCCATCTGATGTTAAAACTGCAATTAGTACTTTATGTCAAACCAGACGTGACTGTGTTGGTATTCTTGATAATGGTGATAACTCTACCTTTACTCTATCTCTTGCTGCAAGAAATAATACTAATACATTTAATAATTACTTTGTTGCTCTATATGAATCATATAATAAAGTATTTGATTCATTTACAGGACAAGACGTATGGTTCTCACCGATTTATCATATGTCATACATTCTGCCAAGAAATGATACTGTAGCTGAACTTTGGTTCGCAGCAGCTGGTTTCAATAGAGCAGCAATCGACACAATTAAAGAACTTCGTTTTAATCCAAGACTTGGGGAAAGGGATCAACTGTATCTAAAACAACTTAACCCGATTGTGAAATTCAATCCTGGATATGTTGTATGGGGTCAGTTAACATCTCAAGCGAAAGCAAGTGCTTTACAAGACTTGAATATTGTTAGACTTATTCTGTATATTAAGAGAGCATTTGAAGATTTTTGTCGTTTCTTCATCTTTGAACAAAATGACGCAATTACTTGGTCTCTTGTAGCAGGTAATCTAGTTGACTTCCTTGAAGTAATTAGGAAGAAACGTGGTCTAACAAACTTCTCAGTAGATGTAGGTGCAACAGATTATGAACAACGCACAAAGAAGTTTCATGTTAATGTGCTCTTAGAACCTACAAGAACTGTAGAACAAATTGAACTGAACTTCTTTATTGTATAATTTAACCAAAAAATGAGCCACTCGAGATTAAATCTTGAGTGGCTCATTTTCCGTCTTAATCAACTTTGAAGTTATTATTATTGATCTCATCTTGGTATTTTTTCAAGTCATCTAATGCGCCCCATGCTTCGTCAATAATATTTTGACTCATTAGAGGAACAACGTTTACAATAAGAAAACTTATCTTTTGAACCTCTTGTCCTCTCACATATGTAAGACGATCATTCTGCCATCGTTTTGCAAATATCTTATATTTCTCTTGGGTTCTTCTCAATGGATTATCAATTTTTTTGAGGATTAGATTTAGCTCATCTAACAGTTGTAGGAAAAAGAAGCATGATGAGGGGTCTAATAGTGCATTATTTAAAGTGCTGAAAACAGGAGAATTTGCAACTGCGTTTGATATAGTTTGAACGTGTCTTAAGTTAACGTCCTTAATATTGAAAATACCGACTTGTTCTCTCATGGTTAAATGACTTTGACAATCGAAGTCAGGAGGAACAGCAACAAATTCAGCCATAACATAATTTTTAATTGTAGTATTTAATTCTCTGTGATCCTCTGGATCATCAATGTTCATATTCATATCGTTTTCTCCTGGATGAATAATATTAGTGGTGGCTAATCCTGATGTGCGGGAGTCCTCCCCAGTCGTTGTCATGTTCCAACCTAGTATAGAGCTCACCATCTTCATCACCATATTCAAAATAATATACATATCCCTCACCGTTGTTAGATATAAAGTCTTTTGCTGTTTCTCTTGCTTGTCCTGTCCTGTGAATTTCTCCTTCTTCCCAACATAATTCACGCCAGTGGCGATTCTTCCAAATATCTCTTTCGTTAATTTTCTCTCTTCTACAGAATCTTTTCTCAAAATCCCAATGATCTTCAATACCATGGACATACCCACTCATAAGCTCTATAACTATAAGAGACATACACCTTGGTCCAAGTTTTTGAGGTTTCTGTTTCATAGCATCTCCAAACATAATATCGGCGAAGTCATCTTTGCGTATGTATTTAGATACATCTCTGAGAGTCGCGATCTTGCAAGGCCAAATAACAATGAAAGATGAAGAGCTAGAGTTGGTAACAAAATCGGTTTTTATTTTCACTATATAACTCCTTTTATAATTCTAATGGACAGCATGTTTGAGTTTTTCGTAATATTTTTCTAAATGAGTTAAACTTCATTGAACGATTCCAAATATAATCAATATCTTTATTACCCTTTATTGGAATTGACCATTTGCTTTCATCTGCAAAGCTACAAGGCATCATTTTCATATCTGGAGTAATATATGCTGACATCCTTGCCCCTTCGCATGTATCAATTGACATCTTTTGAAGTTTATTTGGTTCAACATATTTTAAAACCTGATTAACTAAACAACTATCCATTCCGATTTTGAATTTGGACTTTGGATTAAATACAAGGTTTGCAAATGATGAAATATGATATTCAGTTGGTTTCCAGTCAAGATCTTTTCCGGCACCTGCTGGTTTAAATAATAAAAATATTACAGCGTTTAATCTATCAATATTGACATGTTTTTTGTTAGACTTCTTTTTATGAGTTATCCAGGGATGGTGACCGTATAGAATTCTCATTGCTTTACCAAACGTATGTTTAGCAAATATAAAATGAATATTAGTTTTTATCCCTGCATCCATTAACTTTTCTAGAGCTCTATATGTATAGGATTGTTCATAGTCAGAAACTGCAACTGCTCCACACATTTTTGATATTTCAATCTGCTCATCTGTTAAATCAATACCGCTTGTTGTATAGTTCGGCACTACTCCGTTCTTACGAGCATATGAAATTATTTCTTCAAAGTTCTCGTGTTGATTTGGATCGCCCCTACCTCCTAAAGCAACCTGATTTGTATGGTGTTTTACTTGATCTATAATTGATTTGAAATCTTCGATTTTCATGTTGGGTCTATTTGAATGCCCCTGGTAACAAAATGAGCATTTATGTTTACAATTACCCATAATTCCCACGTCTAATAATGAGGGAAGGTATAGATAAAATGGGTCTTCTTTACCATTACTCCCTCGTATTATTTCAAGTCCACTAGCTGAATTAAAAAAGATTTCATAATCAGAGTTTGTGAAAACTTTATCAAATAGTATCATAGCCTTTTAAATTCTACCTCTTCTTTCGGTCTTTCTTCCATAGGTTTAAGAACTTCCTTCTTCTCTTTTTCTTGTCTCCTTTCAACAACTTCTTTTTTTGACGTCTGCTGATCTTGTGTCTTGTCAATTTCTTCACCTTCTTTTTCTTTTAGTTGTTTATCGAACTCTTCTACCAATTCTTCATATGCTTCTTTAGCTGAAGTGATTGCTTCTTCGACTTTTTTCTCGATATCTTTTTTAGTTTCTTCTGAAACGATTCCATCTTCTGATTTAATATCGACTTCTTTTTTATCTTCATCATCACCGCCAAAAATTGAGTAGGCGATAAAAGCAATAAAAATAATTGTCCCAATACCTATACCTCCTCCATTACTGCTTTTGGACATTTGTTGATCTCCTTTCATAAAGAATTAATAGTCAGTTGTTTTATCTTTCATTTATTAATATATATAGATAAATTTATGAACAATGTCTTATTGAGTTTAGAACAAAATATAAAATTAAT